GTGCCTTCAAGGTCTGTTGTAAAATAAGAACTTACAGAATCATCACCAGTGTACTTAGCTTGGTAATCACTTCTGGCTAGGTGATAATCATCAACACCTGCGAAAGTCAGGGTGATATTCTCGAAACCGCTATCTGGAGAAGTGGCGTCGGAGGTTATATTGGCGGCAGTAGTTACAGACGTTTCCGCTCCATCAAATATATCCCCAGAGCTAGATCCCTGTATGATATTATTTTTAATTTCCGCCGTAACATCTGCATCATTCCAAATAATTCCATACCTACCAGAATCTATTATAGTATTATTGTATACCCTTATTGTTCCGCCACCCGGCGCTGAATTCAAATACATCCCATCATGAGGTGGAATAATCAAATTGTTATATATTTCTGGCGATTTTCCGCTTTCAGGATTGATGCCCAATAGGGCAGACGTTTTAGTAGAATTACTAAAATCAAAAATGTTCTTTCGTAGCGTACCAGTTTTACTGATACTAAATCCGCCATATGCACCTGCACTGGACGTAAGGGTAAAATTCTCAAACGTCACATAATCAACGGAAAAAGTAAATGCTATTGAAGTTTGTGACGTTACATCTGCCAACCCTTGCCCATCATAGGTAAGCGTATTTGAACTGCTTAGAGTGAAACCAGCTCCCAGCCCTTCTGAGCTAGCTCTTGTACCTGAACCATCCACATAAACGTGCATCGGATCAGTAAGGGTGGCTGCATCTCCTGTTTGATGTGCATCGAACGAACCATAGGGATCAATATAAGTTCCTGAACCTCCTGAGCCTACATCTAAATCAATATAACGAAGAGATGTGCCATAGGCATAAGCTCCAACATCATAGTAGTCACCATAACTATCACCATTGATGTCTGTTGTGAAGTAAGAACTTACAGAATCATCACCTTGAGATATTGCTTTTTTATCTGTTGCGGCTAGCGAATAATCATCGCTGCCTGGAGCAGTAAAGTCTAGATCGATGTTGTACCAGTCCGAACCGTCTGGAGAAGTGGCGTCTTCGGTTATATTGGAGGCTGTGGTAGCGCCTGAGCCGTTTTCCTCAGTATATCCAGTAGTCGAACCTTGGATAATATTATTTTTAACTGTTACAGTGTCAACACTGTATTTAATTCTAATTCCATTCACATTATCTATTATGGTGTTATTATAACACCCAGCATCAATGGACGCCTCTATATAAATCCCCGAATCGTTATATCCCTTTATAACATTATTATAAATAAGAGCATCTTCTGATCTATATGATGCGATCCCGTATCCCAGGGTGGCACCAGTATGAGTTACTATATTATTCCTTGCCCATGAACCATCCGCTTCACCATACCCACCACCTAGTCTGATTGCACCATAAGACTGTGCAGACGTGTTTACTATAAAATTCTCAACTCCCACATAAGGAACACGAATAAAAAGAGGTTTATCATTAAGGACAGAAGAGGTCAGCGTCGTCGTGCCCTGCCCATCCAAAGTCAGAGTATTAGAAGAGGACGTGCCCCAGTTGGCATCATCCAGAGCAAACCCACCAGTCTCATCGCCCGTCACATAGACGTGCATCGCCTGGGTAAGAGTGTCAGCCCTTGCCGTCTGGAATTCCGCGAAACTGTTATATGGATTCCCAGAAGACCCATCCCGACCGCCATCGGTATTATCAAAGTCGATATAAACTGTGGCGTCGGTCATCGGAGGGTCCGGCGGGCCTTGTGCGAGATAGACAATGGGTTTGCCAGGCAGGCCGGTATCATCGAATATGCTCTTGCTGGCGACATTTGACGGGTCGGACTCCACACCTTCCGAGTTAACTGCAGTAATGTACCAATCATAATCACCAAAAGATAATCCATCGTCAAGATAGTAAGTTTCAATAGTACTGGCAAGAAAATTAAATCCAGTACCTTGATCACGATATACTCTATATTCAGTTAAATCCTCAAGCGGACTGCCATCAGTATTTGTCGTTGGAGCTGTCCAGGTAAGATTCGCATCTCCAGCTAAAGCAAATACCGGGAACAGCAACAACAGCCATATCGGCATGACATAATCACGGAACAAGAATAATTAATGGCTTACCAGGGACCACAGACACGAAATCAAGTGAGTCTGACCAAGGCCCAGGTCCAACATCGTTTACAGCTCTCACAACAATTGATCCATTCCCTGTCAAAGGTGTGGCAACTAGTCGCCAACCTCCACCAGGCCCAACCTCTGCAACTCCAGGAACAGTTGTTGTGCCCTCATCATAAGACAAATCAAAACTAGTCACCTGATCTGTAGCTGGCAGTTCCTCAGTCGTCACATCCAAAGCAAATACTGAAGATGTAAAGCAAACCAAAGAAAACAAATACAAATGTTTCACTTTTAACTCCTATGGATCATAACTTGCCAAGTCCGTTTCCATGCTCTGTGCAGTTCCTTTCAGAGCGACGAAATCAGTTGCCATTTGGTCCTTCTCGGCCTTCAGTTCCACCCACAGATCTACTTCAGGATTAGCAGTGGCCTGATCGTCGATCCAGGTAATCACATCCGCATATTTTGATTGGATACCATCAAGAGACACTTTTGCCGCTGTAATCTGTGTCCTTGCCCGTAGCAACTGCTTCTGATCAGAAGTAACATGTCCTGCAATCTCATTAAGTGCAGATTTAGCACTTGTATATGTTTCAGTCATATTTCACCTATATTATTTAATTAAAGTAATAAATATTTATGCTGGTTCGTCAATTCTAAGTTTGATACCCGTTAATTGCAGATCCTGATCAGCTGATACTGCCTTATCTGAACCAAAATCCCACCAAAACCAAACATCATCAGTATTATCAATCAAAACTGCACATCGAGCGCCACTAATACCAGCGCCAGAACCAGTCCATGAAATAGTTTTAATATCTATAACGCCCCAATTATTAGTATCGTCTTCTCCAAGAGTCGGAAAATCAGTACTATTACGAGTTAACGTATAACCACCAGCAGTATAACCAGTACCAGTACCAATCTCAGTCAATTCTGATAGTGTCTCAGTATCAACAGTAGGAACAGCAGCACTTGTGCAAAGTGCTACATAGAAATTAGTCGGCGCGCCCTCAGTATTAAAAAGCACACCTAAAGCATTACGCTTGCCTCTATTTGTCCAACCACCAGCCATCTTAGCTTCCTCTCTATTTTAATAAGTAAAACTACTCTTTAACATTCCAATTTAAATGAGCATCAATAGTAATTAATTTTACTATTTGAGCCATTTTATTCTATATAACCCTGAACTTGAAAATAATGACCAACTAAATCATCAAAAGCATCATGCAAAAGCACTTCCAATCGTTCATTATTAGACCCATCCAATCTAATATATTGTCCTGCTTTAGTAAATGTCCAGCGAACTCCAACAGCTTCATTGCCTGTGCCATAAGCTGATGGATCTACATCATAACAAAGTCGCTTCCAATGCGGATTTGTTTTTATTGGGACTCCATCTGTCATATCAATAATAGTACCGCTATCATCTTGAACTCTGACTTCAATACCATTAGTCAAAACAACACTATTGCCATATTTCCCAGAATCAAATGATCCAGCATCTTCAATAAAAGGCATTATTCGAGAACATCTATATACCACACCATCAGGTGGCTGAATAGAAAAGATTGTTAGTCCAGAACCTGTATCAGAATAATCTCCAATTGCATTTTTAGTACCATTAGTTGTTCCATCAGTACTAAGATATCTGAAAAAATCTAATTTTACTGGACCAACTGAATTTGAACCAAAAGTAGGAATAAATGGGTCATCTTTTGATCCTGTTCCAGACCCTACTAAGAAAAATTCTCCAGTTACAGTATCTCTTAATTCTAGAGACATCTTATACTCCCCTCATACCAATTTGAAAACGGTGCTTTAATATTCTATCGTGTCTACCAGAAGCTATATTAGTATTAACAGCTTCTTGCACCATTTTTCCAATATTAACTGTTGTATTACCATTAATATCTTTAGAAGCATTGGCTTCTTGTCCAGAATAATTATTGATTATTACATTTCCACCAGAGGCTTTGACCCCAAGATCTCCATTAGATGTCCGAGTTAAAGGAAGAATACCTTCAGGACCAGCTTCACCTGCTAATACCGCAGGTCCATTTAAAATTCCGCCTTTGGCCATACCTGCTCCTGTAAGATCTAACCCTCCACCTCCACCAAGGCTAAGATCTAATCCTCCACCTCCAGCTCCACCATGGGTAAGATCTAATCCTCCAGTGTACATGTCAAATCTTGTATTTCTGGGCGCGTTTCCAAACATTCCTCTTAACGATCCAGCTATTGAGGTACCTATTTGCTTTGCAATAAGTTCTTGAAATATAATCTTATTTATATCAATAGCAACTTCTTTAATCCATTTACTAAGATCTAGTTTACCGGTTTCTAAAAAATCACCGAAAGCATCAGTTAACGAATTAGATAGTGAATCTCCTATACGAGTCCACATATCTGTAACTTCTTTTTCTATTTTCTTTAATTCTTTTTCTATTTCTTCTGGAGGTGGAAGTAATGGAGTTTGTTCTCTAAATTTTGGAGGAATTATCTCTTGATTTTGAAAGTCAGTAATTGTTTTATACATTTCATCAATAGCTTTCTTAGATTTTTCTAAAAACTTAGACCATTCCTCTCCAGTTCTACCACCAGTAGTTACATAATCTGTATATGTTATTGCCATAGCATTAAAAAGATTTTGCATTAATTCTAATTCTGATTTTAATTGTCCTCTTAATTTAGGTAATCTTTCTGTGTATACTTTTTCAACTTCTTCAAAAATTTTTTCAGCATCTCCTCTTATAAATTTATCAACATCGCCAAAAACACTTTCATAGAATCGTTTTCCTAAAGTTCCAACAGGATTATTTCCATAAAAAATATCTCTAAGAAAATCTGAAAGTCCTAATCTAATACTAGCTAAAGCTTTCGCAAATGAACCAGAAATCAATTGTCCTAATATATCGAAATAAGATCCCATTATATTTACAAATGATTTAGTAACTGGAAGTACTGCTGCAAGAGCGATTCCAAGTGCAGGACCTATTCCTAAAAAAGCTTTCTTAAAAAGAAAAGTTATTGTATCAGGTATTACACCTATTGTAGTCATAAAAAAATTAGAAAATTTTCCTATTACATCTATTGCTGCTTTTAAAGGACCTCCAACTAAAGCATTAATCATATCTTTAAAATTCTGAAATATTTGATTAGATGCTTGTAGTACAGCAGATATATAATTTAAAGTATCATTCCATTCTGCTTTAAAGAAAGTTCCTATCCATGTAGCTATACTTGTACCAACTCTAACTATTGAGAATAAAAGTTCATTAACACCTTCATATATGTCTTTCAAATAAAGACGAATAGTAGTTTTAAGTCTTTCTATTTCACGTACAGGTGTACGAAGGGCTTTTGCTAAAGCTGGTCCATAAACTCTTCTTAATTCTTTTGGTAATTCTGTAAGAAGTTCTTTAGCAGAAATTAAACCTTTAATTAAATTCTTTTCAAGTTCATTCGTTGTCATATTCATTGCACCAGCTGCTAATTCAAATGCACCTGGTAAATGCTCGCCTAATTGACCTCGAAGTTCTTCTGCTTGTACTCTACCTTTAGACATCATTTGTACGACAGCTTTTAATGCACCTTCTAATTGATAAGATGTCATACCAGTTACAACAGCTGTTTCTGATAAAGAACTAAATACATCTTCTACTTCTTTAGTTTGAAAACCTGTAATTTTACCTGCTGCAAATAACTTTTTATAAGCTGTTGTAGTTCTATCAATATCAAAACCTAATCTTAACGAGTTATCAGCCAAAAACTTAAATTGTTCTCCAGCTTCAGCTGCAGAGCCTGTTAATGATTGAACAACATTATTAAAAGTTAAGAACTGGTCTGCTGTTTCTCTTATTGCATGAAAGAAAGATTGACTAAATAAGGAAACAAAAAACGAATTTAATTTATAAAAAGCCTTATGAATCAGAGCTAAATGAGACCTAAAATCAAAAGCTGATTTCCATATTTTCCTAATGCTATTTGCAATTTTTTGAGCCCCTGTTTCATAGGACCTTCTAAGACCTGCCATACCTCGCCTAGCAATGGCATGCGATCTAGCTGCATCAAAACCAATGACAATGGTAGGTGTTGTGGCCAACTATCTATGTCCTCTAAAAGAAGCTTTTTTCACTTTTCCAGTTTCTTTTCTAAACTGATTATTCTGTTTATTATCTTCAATCTTTCTTAAAAATTCTTTAACTTTTGAATCGATATTAAATATAATTTCTAATAAGTCTTCCGGGTCTTCACTTAAGCTCATATGGTCATAATAAACGAAAAATTCTGTTAAAATTAAATCATTTGCTATGTTTCTTTTTAAAACGTTTAAGTAGATATCTTTTATACATATTTCATAAAATGTTAATTTAGGAAGAAAATCTAGTGGAGATTTCTCTCCTTCCTCTTCAAGTTGAATAAAAAGATTTAAGTTATCTTTATACTCGATTATCCAACAGAGGAAATCACTGACTTTCCCACTACTTCTTCAGTTTCCTCCTCATAATAATTAGCTTGTTGATCTGCAAAATCTGTAATAAATGTACGACAATCTTCATCATTCTTTAGAAGAGAATAAGCATTTTGTTCTGTATACTCTATTTCTTCGTTATCAATTTTAAAATCTTTCCAATCAACCAAAATGTGATGGGACATAGCTCGACAAAAAATATCTTCTAACTTAGAATTTACACTTGGGTCATTAGAATCTAACTGTCTTTTATAAGGCTTAGTTAGTCGCATAACTTCCATACGATAAGCCTTACTATTAGATCTTGCAATCTTAATATTTACTCCGCTATATTCAGTCCATACTCCTTCTCTTTCAAATTTATCAGAAGTTGGAGTAATTTTAAGTGATTTCAAAATAGTCTCCTAATTAAAACAATTATATACCTGGTCCATGAAATAATAGCTAATATAGACATATAAATTAATTATTGATTATACCCCTTATATATCCCTGAGCATCCTAGGATGTATTTCTTGGCATTATTTAATATAATATTAAGCGGCTGGCATAAAGGAAAATTGAACCATATAATTATTTACAGGATCACGTAGTCCTCTAACTGTTCCATTAGCCATAAAGAAAGCATCTTTACCATCAATTGGCGTATCTAAACTTTCGAATTTACAATAGGGCATTGAAATTGCTATACGATTACCATCGCCATCTTCATAAACTACACCAACTGAAAACGAATTAGAATTTTTATAAGCAGTATATATTGCAATATCCTCAAAATAAATATTCATATCTGCTGTAACATCAAGAGAAAAAGAGGCAAGATCGAAAGCACCAAGAGTGCCCACAGCTTTAGCCGCTTCTACGTTATTATTAATCGCCATATCCATAGTACTGAAACGAGTAGCTTGTCCAACAACAGCTGTCATCTCAACTTCAAGAACTGAAGAAACAGAATTCATTATAGTATATGCCTGAATTGGATCTACATCTTGACCTGCTTTTGCAGTATCAGTAGGATCTTCTTCACGACCAACAAAAGAAATAGAACCATCAAGGATAGCTCCACTTTCTATTCTAAATGATGCTGCAGAAGCTATACATCCATTATAATAGAAGTAATAAGGCGCATTCGCTCCTTGAACTCTTTTAAGAATAGAATAGGTTACTGGAGTCTCAGCACCATTTCTTACTACAGTTGCTGAAACATCGACACTTGCAGGAGCAGCCTCTGTAACCAAAGTTTGAGATACTTCAACTACATTTGTAGCAACACTAGTTGCTTTGAATACACCATTATTTTCAGTTGGATTTACTGTAAATCCTGCTACCTGAAAGAAGTGTCCAACTTTAAGACCAGCGGCTACAAAATCTGTTGAAGTAGACGTAAATGATGAAGGAGATCCAGCCGCTGCAGCTATATCAGAAGCACTCGAAATATTAATAACTGCAGCTGATGCTCCCTGCAGAAGAGATGTCAATAAAGGTTTATAAGGAGTATACGATAATTCAAAATTAACTTCAGCAGCAACATCAGAATCAACTACAACTAAATCATCTGTCTGTCGATCAGATCTAATAACTTCAGAAACAGCTGTAGTTATATTACCCTGAGGGGATCCACCTTTAGTCGGTAGAATTTGAAAAGTTGGAGTTGCTGGAGTAGTTCCAGGAGTAACTTCTTCAATATAAGATATATCAGTATAATTAGTTGATGTAATTGCCATTGTTTAATACCATTAAGTTGATATAAATGGAACTCTAATTCCAGTCATATAAAGATTTGAATCATCTGCATCTTTAATAGTTTCAAACAATTCACCAGAATAAGTAAATATATCTTGAAACCGTTCATTTTCAAATATTCTTAAAAATTCTTCAACATAATCTAAAGCTAAACCGTATCCAATGTTAATTTTTGTGAATATTTGAAGATAAATATATCCTTCTCTATTTTGCCTAGGATTATGACCTAAAGTTACATTTTCTGAAAAAGTATTTTGAATAGTAAATCTTACAAAAGTATCTGCATCTTTAACTTCTTTTGTTAAAATAGTATTTTCCCAAATAATTGGAGTCAAATGCCATTTATCAGCAAATTCAGAAGATATAACTTTATATGTTTCTTTGTAATCCATTCTATTTGAAAATGAACCATTTCTTTAATCTTATTTTTAAATTCGACCAAAAATTACCAAATCTATTTCCAACAGATTGAGGAACATCTCTATAAGCATCACTTAATGCTTGTTCTATAAAAGCTGAAGGAGCTTGTTTAGAATATCCTCTATTCAAATAAACCATATATGGAGCTGAATTTGTTATATAAATACTTTTAACTCTTTTACTTAACTGCGGTACTGGAGGATATCCTGTTCTAATTTCTCTTATCAATGGAGTTGGAATATCTGGTGAAGATTGAATATTCCAACTCCATTTAGCTGTTCCAGTATCTACAGGAGTCCTATGCGTTAAATTATTGAAAGCCGTTCTTGCAGTATCTATTTGAGCACTTGCAATTCCTATCGCTACTTCATTTTCCCAATGTTTCGGAAATATAATCTTTATTTCCATTAATCAACTTTATGATCAAATTTACACTTAAAAGTCCAAGAAACAGAAATTGGATCTAATTCTAAATTAACAATTGATGATTGTTCCCCAGAAAATTCCAATAGATCACCAATAGAAATTTCTTTATTAGTTAGATCTGCATCTAATACCAAAAATTCAAAATCGTAAGGTTCTATTTCTGAATCTGATGTATAAATTTTTCTCTCTAATTTAATACCACGAACAGTATAAGAAGTTTTCTGAGCTTCAAAACGCCCAGTTGCAGCATCAAAGTGATTAATATCTCTATCTAATTTATAAATAGTCGCAATATTTACCGCATCTGATAAATCACCATCAAATGCTTCTCCTAAATCAGTACTAAGATCTGCGTATAATCCCATAATTAAGCTCTAACCAAAGTAGCAGATCCAGAAGTATTTACTTTTCTACATCCTGTTGGTTGAGTTCCTGTACCAATTTCTAATAATGTAGTAATATCCTTATTACGATCGTAAAAACTTGATTTACCTGTAGAAGTATATTCTTTTTCTGATTCTACAGGACCAGCTTTAACTCTCTTTCTAGTTAAATTAGCTTCAGATGCATTTGGAAACAAATTTTCAGAATCTGTTAAGTAATTATTTGCTAATTCCGCGTTTGCTATCTGAATATAGTCAGGAACTGGATCTTCTTCCATATTTAATTCATAACATGAATAATTAGCATCAATATACATACGAGCATAAGAAAGAGCCGTGGATTTCAGTGCATCTGCAGTAGAATTCCACGGCTCTTTTGAACCAAGAAATGTATCAGCATCCACTAAAGTCACATATGGCTCTATTAGATCCATTGATAATTTCCTATTAAGTTATCATTATATCTAATATTAGCGAGTCCGCGCAGGCGACTTAGGAGACCGTTTATCTGCAGAACTAGGGCCAGGTCTAGTAACTGAAGAAGTATTCACCTGCGCAGACTCTTTTTTCAATAAAACTGACTCAGCGGATTTTCCTACATCTGCAGTTCCACCTGAAGGTGAAGCTTTTTTTGCAGATTCATGTAAACTCCACCCAACTTCTTGCATCTGTTTTAACTGAGATAAATCGCACTGAGCTGTGCGATCTCCTTTATGAATTGTTAACATTAAAGTCCCCTAAGATTCATAACCAAAAAGAAAAAGAAATAGTGGCGATTTAAAGATCAGCGTTGCGACCCTATTCATTTTATCGCCACCATTCCTTCTTTACTGAGTTACTTTATTAAGCTTCATCAGCTAATAGAGTAATCCTACGAGGATCCCAAGCCGTGGTGCCAATCATGAGATCAAGCGAGAGAGTCTCTTGCTTTTTCGTCATATCATAGCCCTGTACCACACGGATGGAATATCCGTTATTGCTTGCAGTTGCAGCAGGCTTATCGGAAGGAACATCTAGAGGCGGCATGGCAATAGCTAAAGACTGGCTATCAAAAATTGCTCCCTGATAAGTCAAAGTCTTACCCGAAGATACTGAAGTCATTGCAGCGCCATCAGCAATAATTTCAGTGATAGGATCTACCAAAGTAACTGAAGTAGCAGTTGCAACAGCCTGAGCTGCAGCAATTAACGGCCGACGACATCCGGCAATAGCTAAACGATCACCAGCTTCTACCTGACCAGTCAAAGAATCGATTTTCAGAGTAGAAGAACCAACCAAATTAGCGCTAGAGGTATTATCTGTCGTCGAAGTACCATTACCGACTGTATGTGAAGTACCAGGAAAGTTAATAGATGAAACAAAGTTCATTCCCATAACTCTACCCATATCTCCATTAGTAAGGGCAGTAATGCCAGCATCACCACGAGTCTGCGACTGGTTAAACCATTCCTTACCAAGAATGGTAGCTTCAAGATCAAGTCCAACTAAACAATAACGGCCCTGCGCTAACTGCTGAAGAGTAGCTGTCTTCCGAGACTGTGCAATATCACCTGCAGTACTATAAAGAGTAGCACTCGAATACAAACCAGCGCCCTGCAAGATCTTTGTACCAAGTAAAACATCGCATTTTTCGGCGAGACGAAATGCCGCAGGCTGAATAACCTGCTCACTAAAATCGTCTAGATCGAGTTTCTTTTCCCAAGAAGTGACCTGAATAGAAACATCAAGAATCTTTTCAATCGCAAAGGGACGAGTTGATTCACGAACGTCCTGAGCAACGATAGGACCAGTACCAGCTTTAGTAGTAGAGAACTCCTTAACTTCATAGTCCGGACGAGTACGAATCTTTACAGATTCACCAATCTGCATAGAACCATTAACGAACTCACCAGTTTTATCTCGAGCTGCTAAATTCGAAATAATGAGAGAATCTTCTAGATGCATCAGAGCCTCTGACGCAATCATAGACGGATGTTGCCAAGCATTAGTTGCCATTTTCTATTACCTTACCTATTTGTGTCTAATTATTAAGATTAAGATTCAATTCTTAATCGTTCAAACCGCATTGCGCGAGAGGATTAGGAGACACAGGAAGATAACTGAAAGGATATTGAGTACTGAATTCTATATCCTGTGTATCCCTAACTTGGACTTTCGTCACAGACGTTAGTCAATTGGAGCCACAGGCTACTCAATATAATAATATTATACACCATTCTATTAAAAGTGTACAATTAAGATTTTTTATACGTCTTATAAATTTCTTTTATATGATTTTATATTTCATCGCTCTGGGTTATATAAAGATTCTCAGTTAATTATTCAAAACTTAACCGCGCAGCGGGCTTGCCCCGCCCTTAAATGAGTATTAAACTTAAACCGCTCCTAAACCAAAAGAAAGAGAATGCACTTAATTAGTTAAAAATGTACGGGACCGACAAAGTAGGGAGAGACTTTATCGGACATCTTACAGAAACGATGCAGTGGCTATGGTCCGCAACACGTTTTCTTCATCAAGTGCATTCCCTGTTTACCTTTGCTTTACTTTACTTTACTTACTTCAACACTCCTGACTCAGTACTTTTCTGGGCTGCACGGATAGCACGATAGGACTTCATATCTCCAGATTTAGCAGCTGCGGCAAGTTTCACATCAGCTTCTGTAAGATCTACCTGACCAATGGAGCCAGACATACCTCCAGTAGTTGAATGCGGCCAGAAGTGCTTGGCGGACTTCTTAAGATCCTTAATGAATGTATCCGGAGTCAACTGCTGATTATCTTCAGTAATGCGAAGATTGCCCTCCGAATTACGAGCTACAACAGACTGATCTACGTCTATAGAGAATACGCCTTTAGATCGAGCAATAATGTCATCAATTGCCTCGGGAAGTGCTCCTGCCGTTGAAGCTGCTTGACGTATAGCTAATTCAATGCGATAATCGTTATAATCTGACTGAAGCTTATTATTCTTTTCGACCGCTTGATCAAGATCATCTGAAAGTTTCATAGTTTTCTGTTCTTCAGCGAGTCGAACTCTCTGCATGCGGTTTTCTATCACTTGGTCAATTTTGCCATCAGAAATGAGTCTGGCTTCTTCAGAAGACTCAATCGCCTTCTGAAGTTTCATAATCTCCTCAGGATCAATATTTCCATACTTCTCTTGAAGTTTCTTTTTCTCATCCATAAGAGCATTACGGGAGGATAAGAGTGCTTCCTTTTCTTGGGTAAGTTTTGCAGTCTTTTGCTCAACTTGGTTTAGAATGAGTTTCTCAAGTTGCTCTTGAGACAGGGCTACCGCTCCAGAGGCTATATCTATTGCAGCTCCAGCTCCAGCTCCAGCTCCAGCTCCAGTTCCATTACCGGTAGTAGAGATTTTAGCCGCAGCAGTTTTAGCGGCCTCTGCTGCGGCTGCATCAGAAGCGGCGCCAGCAGGCGGAGTGTTCGATTGTATTGTAACTTCAGGCATGGCTGTGATCTCCTATGTTCCACGTTTAATAGTATCTGGTTGATCATTTTCGCTCTGACTAACTCCTAAAGTTTTAGTCTCGGCTGTTGTAGTTCCAAGTTTACCTCTTCCTTGAGCAGCAAAAGCTTCAT